TCTTGATAATCCACTGGCTCATCTAGTGAGCCATAGTAGCTACCGCCTGCCGGAACTGGATACGTCGTATGTTCCCTTACTGGGGTTTGAATAATATTCCCAGACGTATCCATCTTCGCAACGGTAAAGCCAGCCATCCCAATAGGAGAGTCAACAAGGGCAGGCTCAGTTGTGGCAAGCCTAGCGTGAGCTACGTCAGGGAATCCCATATCACGAAACTTGTCGATTCCCAACCGATTAACAAATGCCTTACGCAAATTACCAGCACCCGGAGCCATTAACTGCTCACGCATTGCGTCAACGTCATCCATCCCAACAAAATTAGCACCGGGAATAAGATGCGGCTTCTTTGCATTAGGAACATAAGTTCTCAATACTTGCAGGAATGCTTTCTTGTTTGCATCCGTTACTGCGCTTGGGTCGTATTGATCAAGTATCGCCTTGGTCACCATCGTGTTGAAGTCTACGTTGGTAGGCGAACCAATGACGTTAATCCCATACACAGGGTCACCTGTCTCTCCTGCCAATTTAGCTAGATTGGTTGTCTTCTCATCACCAGCAGCCCATGCCGCACTTATGGCTGGGTCTTTCCGTGAGTGCGTGCGTATATAATTAGGCCCGCCCTCTCCGACTACATTTACCTTGTTGCCGCCAATGTCAGTGACAATCCTGCCAGCAAGCGCCCTGTCTCCAATAAGCGGAATGCCCCTGCCCCCGTATAAGCTCTCAGGAGTTATGATCTTTAGCGGAGCCATCTTTACATTGGGGTCTTTGATGGTCTTAAAATCCATCAGAGGGACAGGCGTATTCATCTTAACGCTGCCGCCAATCGGATGGTAAAGACCCGCAGCCTCTTGTGCCGCCCTTGAACGCGTCCCCCTTGCAATCTCCAACAAAGCCTTCGCTGCCTCTATGCCACCCTTAGCCTTATGCTGCACCTTCTGGTTCATGACTGCCATACGCATGGCGTCCTGCGAGACCTCACCACCTCTAAACTTATCCGCAAAAAATGTAGACGGATTTTGTGGAATATTTTCCATTGTTTTAAATTCTGCCCCCGGCGAAACCAAATAAGTACCACCACCATGCTCGTCAACCATCTCAACCGCTTGATAACCAAGATTCTTGGAAACTTGCCCTCTTATTCTTTGCACTTCGTTTTCAACTTCCGGGCCATACGAGCTAAAAGCCCTGTTGATAATGTCATCATTTACTTTCCTTAAGTCTTGACCGGCATCTTCAACAACAATCTTATAAACATTATCAAACAATTCAGGATCATCTGCCAAATGAGGCTGCGCCTTTAATAGAGCCGCTTTTGTTTTTTCATAAGGAATTTCAAAATTTAAATCATAGTGAGTCAATATTTTATCTTGAGGAATGTCTGTGTAATGAATACCTTCATTGCCGTGAGATTTAGCAGCATCTGATTTACTGCTTCCGAAAACCCCGCCGTAAACATCATGCTTCGGATTTTCCTCTACAATATATTTTGGCTCCCCTTGCCAACTGCCTCTAAATATCCTTACATGATTTTCTTTAGGCTTTGGCAAATCTCCTTCGGCAAAAAACTCTTTAATTTTTTTTGTTATTTTAGGCGCAACATTCATCCCCAACAAACCAGCAGGCGCATCTTTAGATAATTTTTTGCTCGCCAATTCTTTTATCATTTGTCCCATACTTAATATGGCTGGCACACGACCGCCACCAGCAAACTTGAACTCGCTTGTGTCTCCGTATACCGGATTCTTCACCAGCACCAACGGCCCTACCTGCACCGCCTGCTCCCCGCCAATGACAGGCTGCATGGTAGCGCGGTCATAGAAGTAACTGTGCCGCTCAGGATCCATGCCAACCTGAATCCAGTCGGGATCGTTCAAATACTTCTGCGCCCCCTTGACCGCCTCCTTTTCAGATAGCGGATTCCACTCGCCCCTCATCACGGCAAACGGAGACTTGGCAGTCTCGCCAGTCGCTACCTTCAATGCCTTGTCCTGCGGGAGTATCATCTCTGGCGTATTCACGGATGACGTTGAACTGTAAGAGGTAGGAGCGCCAGCGCGGTGGACTGAGTTAACCCATACGCCATGCCCCGTATACGCAGGGATGTCCAGACGCAAGTCAGACTTCTCGCCGCCCTCAATCTTGCTAGTGCCGCCGTAGCCCTGACGCTTGTTCTCCGTCAGCGCATTCATAGCCTCACTGCGAGTCGCAGGCTTCGGGACAAACGCATACGGCGTAACGGGCTTCAGAGCGTTAACAAGCTGCGCGTAATCGTCAGCGCCTATCTTCCCCGCCTTCAACAGATTCGCCGCAATGGTCAACTCAGGAACGCGCTGCGATACATCCTTGAAACCCATGTCAATACGGCTTACTGGCGCAGACTTGGGGAATGACATCCCCCTCTTCGCCAACTCCGCAAGCATCTCTAGCTTACTTGGCATCGCGCTTCTCCAGTATGCGCTGCACCCTCAATAGTGCAGCCAGCGCAGCCTTCTCCTTCTTGGGGGGAAGGCGCAATATCTTTACCTGCCATGTCGGTCTACTGGGCATAGGGATTCCCTCTCCTTTGACGAGGCTCTTCAACGTATTCGGCGTCATCATAGTGCGGTATGGGGTCGATGTCCAACCACCCCGCGTCCCGCAGATACCGCAGACCCTGACTCGCGGCGTCCACCATATCGTCATGCGTGCATTCCGGGAAGCTGCATATCTGACTCACGAAGCCCTCTGCCCAGTCCCGGACGTATCCTTTGCGGTTGCTGCTCTCCGGGATCCACACCCGCTTCGCTTGGATGATGTTCGCCACAATCGACAGCCTTTGCGTCTTGTCAGCCTTGCCGGGGTTGTAGGCTTGCACCGGCAGGTAGGCACGCTGCAAGTCCTGTATCAGTGAGATGCCCGCGCTCTTGTCCTCGACCAGTATCAAGTCAACCTTCTTGCCGCCCAGCGACTTCCCGTCCTCCGTACCATATACAACGTCATACTCGCTGATTACCTTCGGGCGCAGGTCAGGGTATTGCAGGCGCTCGTTCCATACATCGACCACCATCACCGACATGGGCAAGTCCAGCGGCTTGAACACGCCCAGCACCAGACACGCGGTAGGGTCGTTCTGCGTCTTGTCGGAGGTCGCGCAGTCATACGACTGAATGATGTATTCAAACTTGGGAAGGGGCTTGTCGTGAGGCCACAACTGGAACCAGTCCCTCTTGACGATGCCCCCGTCTTCCGGGTCGATGATCTCCGCGTATATCTCCTGCCGACCCAGCTTCGTCCCCTCGTATTGGAGGATCTGCTTCTGGAACGTCGGACTGAGGTTCGCTAGGTTCGCGTGCGTGCTGGCGCGGGTAATCGTTACGTCCTCGCCCTCCCGCCCGTTAAGCTCTATCAGCAGGTCTCGCGGCTTCGGCGTTGTCGTGCAGATGACCCGGGTCTGCTTGCCCAGCCGGACGGATAGCATGATCTGATCCCATGCCTCTTGCAGATAGTCCCATGCCGCCAGTTCGTCCAGCCATGCGCCATGCCACTGCGCTCCCCGGAACCGCTCAGGCTCTGAGGCCGGGATGCCCTTGATGAGACTACCGTTGGTAAGCGTGAGTTCGTGTAGCGTCTTGTTGTAGTCGCGGATGAGGATGCTGGGGATTACGTTGATCAGACCAGACTCGCCCTCAAAGCATGTGCCGCGCAAGTCACCACTCGTCGGCGCGGAGACCAGCCAGCGCGTCTTCGGCTGCTGCCATGCCCACCAGCCTACCTGCTCTGCCGCCGTCCGGGTCTTGCCAGCGCCCCTGCCAGCCTGTAGCAACCATATAGCCCACCAGTCTCCTGACGGCACTATCTGGTGCTGGTGCGCGGTCATCAGCCACTTGCTGCGCCATTCAAACGCGGCGCGGTAGTCCGCAGGCAACGTGGAATACCGCTGCCGGATCTCGTCCGACTTCAGTAACTCGGCTATGTCATCCATGTTGCAGCGCAATACAGCACATCATACTGCCCCGCCTTTTTTGGCACATTGCCCAGTGTATTGCACCGCAGCA